CTCTTCCGTACTTGCTAAATCTTTCGAGCTAGTTTAATTGACTCAAAAGAACTTAGAGGCTTATCCCTTTTCTCCTGATTATAAGTTGGGTTAAGTCCAGGCAAGATTCGTGACTGCGCCTGAGCATCGTTTATTTGCCTATCAGTTTGCTTGGCAAACTCACGTAAATATGAGTGTCCGTCAAGAACAAATTTGACGAACTTTTCGAAATACGGATGGTCGATACAATTCTCTAAAATCATAAACTGTCTGACTGCAAACATGTCTTTGCTCCAGAGTTTTGGAGAATGATATTTCTCTGGATTTAAAGAGGAGTTTAATGCTCTAATTGTTGAATAAATGCCTCTGAGGTAAGGATACTCAACACCCTTTACAGTATATGTTCGATTCGAATTAAAACCTCGGATCGTAAGTCTTTGTAAATATTTAACCCAGTCACGCTCATTAGTCACTTTCTCAGCGTTTACATCGAAGCCCTCTTGGCGGTAAACGTCAGCAAGCTTGTCTGCTAGTTTCGGGTCATATATATCAGTTCTGTGACTGATATCATCACCGATCGCAGTGTCAGGCTCTTTGACAAAACCAAGAATCGTGTTAAATATTTCACCAATGAAATCCATATATGTCTCGACGTCATTCGTCCAGTTTGATCCAGACGACACACCATGCTCGCCAACAATCATTTCATTTGGTCCTATAACTAGTGGAATAGTACATACTCTTAAAAGCGATTGTTTTAAACCAGGCCAATATTTTTCCTGATAGCAATGCTTAATCACATCGTATACTTCGAACATTTGCCACTTCTTAAAATGTTCATCGGTGTGAGAGAAATCGCTAGCGGAGAGGAACTCACCCTTTCCGTAGTGTTGCGAAATTCGTGCTAATACATGGTCGTAACCACGCCATGGAGCAAAGAAGTTTAAATCGCTTGCCATAATTGCCTCTTTTAAAGGCTGAACATAACTGCCTTCCACGATATTGACAGCTAAGGGATACATCCAGACTAACCTCGTTTTAGCGTTATAGTTTCTAAAGAGAGCAATAGCTGGGAATTCCAACCAAGAGCCATCTCTGATGGCTTGGTACGCATTTTGTAGAACTTCTGGAAGCTTACGACGCCTAAAATCAGGCCATCCAGAATTAGACTCGAGAGTATCTCGATCTGACATGTTGTCTACGACATGTTCATACGCTCGCGGTTGTAATGTGTGCCAACCAGTTGCACCAGTTAAGTAGTGAACTGCTTTAGCTTTCGCATTTTGCCACTCTTTTGTTCTAAAGATTTTCGGAGACGGAGAAGCCTCACGTTCAAATCCAGCAGTGACAATGTCCATTAATTCCTTAATAGGCGCTACTTTACCCTGCGGGCCCCAC